TGGAGTGCGCGCCCTGAAAATTCTCGGGCCGGTTGGCCGTTAGCGCGAAAGCGAAATTGTCCGGGAATTTCTTCCGATCGCGTAGCCACATCGAGCCGTAATTGGCGTTCGGGAACGGGATACGCGAGCGTGCCGCAAGTGTATGGATTTCCTTCCAGATGGCGATCTGCGTCGTCCGCTCGGTGGGTGCCGTAGTCAGTACCATACCGTCGTCCCATCGGGCGAGCCACCACAGCGTAGCGATCGCGAGCGAGAAACTCTTACCTATTTGGTGGCAAGCCTTGATCGCCACGCGACGACTACTCTCGATCGCGCGCAGCATTTCGACCTGCGCCGACCAGAGTTCAACGCCGAGCACGCGCTGCGCGAATAGTACGGGATCGCGGATTGCTTCTTGATATTCCGCGCGCCGTTCGGGAGTTAATGCGAGGTCGTCCATTATTCCGGCTTCCAAGAAGGGAGACTTGAGAGATCGATTTCGTCAGCAGATTCATCCGCGGGCGCGGCTGTACGTTCGATCGCGGGGGCCGTAAGCGACGGGCGCGACTCCACCTCGACCGCCTGCTCTTCGATCGCAGCGCGCGACGGTCCCGGTGGTATCGGCCCGAGACGCTCGAGCAGATGGACAATGGTTAGCGGCCGACCATCGCTACCTCCGATCTCCAGCGTCTCGCCGAACATCTTCAGGTGCTTGCCGAGCAGCGCGAGCGCCTGGAGCTTCGCGTTTTTGATTTTCTTCGTCACGCCGGACGGCGTGCCCGTCTTGCGGCCCTGCTCGTAAATCTCCTCGACATCAAAGCCGACAAGCGCGCGGCGTACCAGTTCCGGCATCTCGGGGATGGGCAGTAGGTTCCCGCGCGTGTCATACATATCAGCGGGATCGAGGAACGCCATCGCGGCCAGCTCCTGAAGCACACGGCGCGCGGTGATCTTTCCTTCGCGGATCGCGTCTTCGTGCATCTCACGGATCGCACGCTGCACATGCGGCATCCGCAGGAGCCTATCCGCCTCTCGGTGCGGATTCGCCTTCGAGTAGCCGGCCTTGAGCGCAGCTTTATCGCCACTGCCAAGTTCGATATACGCAAGCGCAAAAGCGCGCTGCTTGCCGGTGAGAACGGCGCGCGGCGGCAGCTTCGGGTTCGCCGGCGCGGGAACGACACGCAACGGCGCAAGCGGGGATTTTCTCGTACTACGTAACCAGGAGCGGGGCTGGCGCTTGTGCAATTCGACTTCAGTGAGCAGGCGCACTTCGGCGACGGCGCGCTCGAGTTTCGTGAATAATGTACGGTAAAGTGAATCCGGGGCTTCCGGATCGGCGCCCAAGGCAATCCACGACTCGAATGTCGCGCCGTCAATGCCAAGCGCAGATGCGGCCGTCATAGCCTGCGCACCAGCGCGGACGAAACCGACAATTTTTTCGATCAGTTCGGGGGTGAGCTCAGGTGCTTCCATGCGGAGGATATCGTCACGGGCGGATTCACTGCGTACACGCGTCGCGGCCGACGGGATACCCGTGCAGACAGACCAGGTGATCGAGGGCACGGTGATGCCTGCGCGGCGGCGGCGGTGGGTTGACTACGGGCACCGGCTGCACCACTGGCGGCGGGAAATATATCGGCGCTGCGGCGCTTGGCGCGGCGCTTGGCGCGGCGCTTGGCGCGGCGCTTGGCGCGGACGCGGGAATGACGCGCGGTGGTGTGGGCGTGATTTGCCGAACCGCATGGACCCCGACAGCCAGTAACGCGAGCACACAGAGTACCGCCAGCGCGGTCGATGCCACCCGAGTAATGCGCAGAGCGGTATCCGCGATCGGCGCGGGCGTGGTGGACTGAATCCCGTAGGCTGCATCGAGATCGGGATCTATGCCGGGACTGTATGCGGCCGCACGCTTCCTCGCGGGCGCGCAGATCGGGCATCTGGGATCGTCGCACTCGCGCTCCGTATTCTCGGACGGTTTCGGCGCCGCCGCGGCGAGGAGAGCCGCACCCGGGAGCTTCGGCTCATCGCCCTCTGATTTTTTCTTCGGCGCAGCGTCGGATTTCGCTTGTAGCACGTCCGCGTCCGGCAGGCCCAGATCGCGGTAGACGTTATCGCTGCCCTTAGTTACGGGCAACTTCACCGCCGGTTTCTTCTTTCGCGGCGCCGTCGGTTTCTTCGTAGATTTTTTCATCGTCGTTATTTCCTCTGATACCCTATCGCGGCAGCTGCGTGCCCGAATTACCGGGTGGCTTATGCCTTACCACTTTCTAAAATCCACTGGCGCCCCATTTCTAAAAGCCAGTACGAACCCTCAACAGTGAGATTTGAAGTACACACATCGTAGTGGGCCAAATCCTTGTCGCCCGGCGGCGAATCTTCTTCGGTTACGATTATGATTCGTCGGATAGGTTTTCCGCCGTCGAGAGCCTTGATCACGATTTCCAGCGCTTCACGCACACTTCCCAGGGAAGACTGTCCACTGTTTAATACGACGAGCTTACCCATCGTTGGTTTCCTGCTTCACCTTCTTGCCGTCGCGGGTGAGAATCTTTTTCGTCGCCTTGTCTCGCTCGACGATGCCGCGACCCAGCCAATCGGCGTTGCCACAGCCCCACGATCGGCATTCCTCGGGTATCTTCTGCGGTGCCGTATAGATCGGCCGGGCCGCGCGGTTGCAGTTCTTACCGAAGCCGCCGTCGCCGTGGGCCCACTCGCGTTTTTTCTCGATCGCGGGTCGCGTTTTAATTTCGTCGTCAGGCATGGGTTGAGTTTAGCGTGTGGGTTGCGTGCCTTATGGGATCAGCTTTACTGATGGATCGCGCTGCTCGTCGCGCCAGCCGCGGCGCTGCTCTGGTGATGGTTGGGCCGTGGCGCTGTGTGAGATCGCCGCGTCGTTCGCGGCGCTGGTGAGCCTCAAGTCGTAGGACTTCACAATAAATTCTGGCGGTAAGTCGTTCCACCGGAAAACACGGAAGCTACTCGATCCGTCTCTATTCTGTTGCGTGTGTCCCACGGGATCGACTCTTCTAAAAACATCCAGTCTCGCCAAGGTCCATCGTACGAATTTACGGTTCCGGTCGCCGAGCCCATAGAAAAAATAATCGCCCCAACCGTCGTGTATCTTCGCCATCTCTGTCTTGGTGCCTGTGGGCCGGCTAGCGCGAATGGTGAACTCGTCGGCGAATCTCGGCCACGCGTCAACAGAATGCGGCTTGCTGCACCAGTCACAGAAGTCGGGTGCCGCGATTTCGGCGCATCGGACTCTACAGGCAATACGAACGGACGCCATGTTGAGCACAATGAGATCCGTGTTTCGCTCTTGATCTTCGGCAATCGGCGCTGCTGTAAATAGCGCAAAACCAAGACACTGCTTGATTTTCGCCAAATATAGATCCGACCAGCGCTTATCCTTTTGCCAAATACTCATGCCTGCTGGCCCCACCCGTCGAAGCCGTCGATCGCGCGGCGGTTAAACATATCGAGGCGCCTGCCGCCCGTGGCGCGGCGTAAGATATCGTAGAATTCGGGCGGCTTCGCGCTGTGTCCAATCCTGGGCGCACAGAAACATGTGGGAAATGCTTTCGTATCGACAAACTGCGGCGCGCCCCTCCGTGCATACAAGGCGAACTCGCAGTTGTACTGCGGAAGGCCGAAGGGCTGAAAGCCACCCGGCTTATGCCAGACGAAAGTAAGAACGTACTTGAGGCTCCATTTCTCGATCAACCTAATCGCGGCGGGTAGAAATTTTTGCGTCGTCCAAACGAAGACGTGGCAGTCTTGCGCGGTATGCTGCGAGAGTTGGGTGCCAACCGAATGCTCAATCGCGTCGAGCGACATCACGGGATATTCAAACTCAGACTGATTCGGGTATTCGTCGCGCTCGATTTTTTCCATCGGCCAAGGCGGATCGATCACGATCACGTCATATGTTCCGGCGATCTCTTTAGCGTGTTTGGCTTCAATGGAATCGAGTTTTTCCACGATGGCGGCGCGCTTGATCTCCCTGCGCGCGGCCGCAAGCGGCATTTCGCCGTCGCGAACCCTTTGCGCGAGTTCAGGGGATGCCTTCTTGACCTCAGCTGCGGCCCGTAGTTTCCGCTCGGGAAGTTTGGCTTCGCGGGCGACCTCGGCGCGGGTGTCGTGACGGGGCTTTTCTATCTCGGACACGTTGTCCGACATAGAAAGTTTTCCCGCCTTGATGGATCGAGCCCGCTCTAATTTCTCCGCGACAGCCAGCTTCGATCGACGCTCGCGAATCGAATCCCATATCATCGCCTTGGAATCGTCGCCGAGGTTACGGCGCCCGGCCTGATGCTCTTCGATCCAGAGTTTCGCGCGATCGCGCGATTTTATTTCGAGTGTCCTGGTCTGAAACGGAATAGTAAGTCGGCTACAGATCTCGAATCGGTTATGACCATCAAGCAAGATATTTTTGCCGGCCCAGACAACCAGCGCGTCCCGGCAGCCATCGGCTTTGATGCTTTGCTCCAGTGTCGCGCGCTCGTCCGGTGCCGCTGGCGGAATCAGCTTCGCGAACTCAGGATCGATGACGATGGGCGTCGTTTCTTCCATACCGCCATTTTAGCGACCTGCGCGCGTGCCTGTTTTGCGGCGAGATAGTTGCACCCCGACTGCAACTATCTATGAGAACCATTCTCAAGATTGCGGAAAATCGGTCAGTCGGCCCGATTTCGGCCTGAAACCCGTTGAAAACGGCGTCCGGAGCCCGTTTTTATCGGTAGGGAAATGCTACAAAAATCCTACTTTCGTACCCAAAATAGGGTGAATATCGAATGATATTGCGGGCTTACGCGATTGTAGGATGTTCCAACATGTTGGCGAGGTGGGAATGTAGCAAACTCAAGGGTTTTTTTCGAGTGTGATCGGAAACATTGTTTGAAAGCTAGGCGCTTCCTATATAATATAATATAACATCACATCAGATCATCATCATCATACGTGGACGCACGGTTAGACACACAGTAGTATGTGTGTGTATGTCCGTGTTTATAAAAAGGTCTCTGTATTTCCGACGTGGTGTGATATCGCGTCTCGGAAAATGCCGTGTGTTTATTAAGGTGCCTAAGCGCGCGCTGTGGGTTGCACGGCACGCGGGATAAGGGTAGGTTACAAATATGGATAACGGCGACATAACGGTGCGGGTGAGCGTCCGACTGCATGGGCGGCTGATCCGCGATTTTCGGGCGTATGCGATGTTAGACGGCCACGACATCCAACAGCAGGTTGAGTTAGCCATCGATGAGTGGATATTCATCCATTCGTCGGGCAACAGTGTCCCAGAGGATGTCCGTGGTGTCCGGCTGCCGATCAGTAGGATCTCGCGTAAGGCTGTTGCTCTGCATGCGAAGAGGCTCGGTATCTCGCCGCGGTCCTTGATCGTAGAGGCGATCAAGGAAAACGTCGGGTTTCACAGGGAGCGTGAGACGGCGGCAGGGGGCGCGTCTGAGTCTGCCCCTTTGGCTTCGAGCGCGGGTGCGAGCGCGGGTGCGAGCGCGGTTCCGAGCGCGGGTGCTACCGCCACATGCCTCCGCTGCGGGAATATCTGGAAGCCTCGAGGCGGTATCGCGCCGTCGCGCTGTACGAAATGCCAGAGCACCAGGTGGAATGAGGAGCGCGAGGCTGGGGCCGACCGAAACGTTACGTGCTGCCAATGCGGGAACACTTGGTGCCCTCGCGGTGAGAGCGAGCCCTCACGCTGCCCGAAGTGCCAGTCAACCGAGTGGAACGATCCCTGGAAGTGTGGCCGATGCGGGAAGTGGCGTCCGGAGCGCGTGCGCGCGGGCGCGTATTGCCTACATCACGTCCCGGCTGCGGTTGCGCCGGAGCCGCCGGTTTCAGCGTCAGAGCCGGTTTCGCCAGACGATGAAAGCGAATCCGAATAAGCCACACGGCACAGGAAGCATACGCCGCGCCCGGAGGACAGGGTACGCTGCGAGCACCGCTGTCCCGAGCACGGCATTTTCGCGCACAAAATACCACCGACGATGGCTTGCGCGCTCGGCGCGTTCTCGGAGTTCCCGACCGGCTACGGGCGTCCGCTGATGCGGATGTTCTAAAATTTCACAGACATAGCCCACTTTGAGCACGTCGCGTTGCGCGCGCCCAGCCGCGCCGTGAGTTAAAGCCTTACTCTGCCTAGGCCGAAAAATCG